CAGATTAGATAAAGCTGTAAAGTTAAATAATCCAACTCAAACATTTGACCAAATTGAAAGGGATATAGAGGGCTATATACACAGTAAGGCAAATATAGATGTTGTAGTTCAAGTAATGGGTCCGGACAAAGAAGCTGTATCTAATTTATCTAATAACGGTTATGAAGACGAAGAGATGTATGGTGAAGAGGAAGCTGAAGATCAAACAAATCAGGTAGGTAATTGGACAATTGAGGAGCTAGAGGGATTGGGTATAATAATGCCAAGATATACAGGTGGTAAAACACCAATTGAAGAAAGATCAGTACTTAACTATATGTCAGAACAGAAAGTATATAATACTCCAAAGCTCGTTGTTGAATCGCAGAGCTTTAAAGACAAATTTAAGCCAAAGACATCTAAGCAATTGGCTGAGTTAAGAAATTACGGAATGTAACATCCTTTAGCTTCATAAATCTCATTCAGCTTTTCTTGCTGAAGATACTCAATAGGGTCTCTAAATCCAGCCTCAATAAAGCCAGCTAATCTCAAACTACTTGAAGGGGTAGTAGCATCAGCTAAACCATCTCCACGATTAGAATAGCATGTCCATGTGTCTTTGAAGTTTACCCCAAGCTCTACACCCTGCCTTACAATATCAGCTTTCGACATGGAGAGCAGTGGAGCTCCCACGTTAATCCTATGTTGTCTGTTAAGTGATACTAAGCTGTTTACACTATCAACAAACTCTTGACTACCATCCCAATAACCGGCTAAAGAGTCTACTTGAGCAGCACCATACCATACTGTATCTGCTCTAAGGCTTTCTGCATAAGCACAGCAGATCGTAATAAACATCTGATTCCTAAACGGTACATATGATACAGGTTGTGCATCACCTGCGATTTTACTAATATCAGGGTTATCAATCTCTTCATTAGTGAGAGATGAAGTAGGTGAGATATTTTTTAAATATGTTACATCTAATGTTTTATTTGTAATAATAACATTAGGATATTTCTCTTTAATAAGTTGATATTGAACACCCATGCACTCTAATTCCCTACTATGTCTTTGACCGTAATCAAAGGATACAGTATGGAGCTCTTTTACGCCACCTGCAGCAGCGATGTGTAATAGTAACGTTGAATCCATTCCACCTGAAAATGCCAAAACAAGCTTTTCTGGTGGTTTAGGCGCTACATAACCGATTGATTTCTCATAGTCTGTTAAAATTTCTGATATACTTTTATCTTTATTCATTATCTTCTGTTGTAATTACTTCTTCTGGTACTTCATGTTCATCGTTAGAGTATGACCACTCCTTTTTAATCTTTAACTCAAGCTTAGGAATAATAGTTTCTTCCCAAAGCTTTGTATCTTTGCGCCAGTTACGATAGTATCCTAGCTTAGTTCCGTCCTCTAGAGTATATGTAGCACCACCTTGAATGACGATACCGTGACCTACTGCAAGATCGAGTAACCCATAGTAACGATCAAGTCCTGTAGAGAATGATAAGAACATTTCACCTTCAAGATACTGTTTAATGAAGCGATTCTTACGAGTAAGAGCTCTAATAATAATACCAGAGTAGTTTTTTTGACCTACAGCAAGTGTAGTATCAGTAGTCTTACCTCCGTCATCTTTTACTGGCTTTCGAGCTAGTTGAACTGTAACAGATGGAAGGTATACACACGCTTTGCCACCTGGCATATTTTTTTCAATCGATGGAAACATTGCTGTCGGGTCGTCATAAACGTGATTTGTCAGCAAAATCGTAGTCTGCGTTACAGATCCTAAGTTAGTGCATGTTTGCAGTAGGGTCTTCATTGCTCTAGCTTTTGAGCCCATATCTGAACTCGTACTCTCTTTACCCATTCGTGAATGCTCAAGTTCAGATTGAAGATTACCAAGTGAGTCGATGGCTACTATAAACTTACCTTGTAGTTTTTTTTCTTGTACTGTAGTTAAAAACTTATACAGAGCATTCCGTGTCTGCTCAATACTAACACATGGAACATATTTGACTTTGGATACATCAAGACCGAGCCTTTCAGCACCGTCGCTGTCTACAGCATTTTCTGTGTCAAAAATAACAGGAATAAGACCTTCCTTTTGTGCACTAGCAAGGATTTTTTGTACAAATAAAGATTTACCAGTCATACTCTCACCTGCCAGCATAACTACCCTACCTTTAGGTATACCACCATATACGGATCCTGATATAATTGCATTAAGAACGTAGCTTCCCGTATCTATCCAACCTGAAACTCTACTTAGGGTATTATCACTCAGGTAAGTCGCAAATGGGTTAACTTCATCTATAGAGTCTAATGCCTTCTCAATATCCTTATCCTCAAATCTACTCATATCTATATATTATAGTAATAAACATACAAATCAACATAAATATAATTGTAGTTCACGGAATCCTACCTCCTAACTACTCTATTGTTATGAAATTAAACCAACAGCATGAACCTATTTATACACCTTATTGCTATTTAATAGGGTGGTCAAAGCAAAACAAATTTTATTACGGTGTTAGGTATTCAAGAAAACTAAACTGTATTTACGAATATGGGTGTCATCCAGATGATCTATGGGTATCATATTTTACTTCTTCTAAATATGTTAAAGACTATAGATTAATGTATGGAGAACCTGATATTATACAAGTAAGACGTACTTTTAAAAATATTAAAAGTGCTTTATTATGGGAGTCTAGAGTTATTAAATATGTTAAATCTAAATCTAATAATAAATGGCTAAATAAAAATTGCGGAAGTGCTGTTTATTGGGATGATGAATTAAGACAAAGAGTTACAGGTAGAGTAGGTAGTCGGAAAAATAGAACAATGCAGGAAATGCAACCAGGTTGGGTTAATCCTGTTAAAGGTAAGACATCGAAGGAGAGGTATAAAGGTGATTGGGTATGTTATAGAAAAGGAAAGTCAATACAGGAGATATGGGGAGATGATTATATAGATCCAAGAAGTATTCCATTTATTATTATATCTCAATTTTTAGGTGAGCTTAAATTTAATAATGTAACTGACTGCATAAGATTGACAGGTTTGGATGGTATTAGTATTATCAATCTAAAACGAACCGGTGTTCGTAAAATTCGTCGCCGATTAACTACGAAGCATATTTTTACAGAGGGGGATATACTTTACTTTAAAAAATAAAAATTCACTTTAAAAATCAATATAAAAAAGAACCTCTCTTGGTGCGCATTATTAAGAGGCGTGGGAGGTGTTGTTTAAAAACACCCTCGAAAGTGTGCTTAAATCAGAGGCATCGAGGGTCTGCTAAATTTATTTATTCTCAGTCTTCAAAAAGTTTGATAACTTCTGCATCTCCTTGTGGAGCTTGTTGAGGTGCAGGGGAATTAATGCCATGATATTGTGTAATGATTTTGCTATCTAATTTAACACTAGTTAGCACAATAGAGGCCTTGTTGAAGGTCCAGTGATTTGCTGTTCGGGATTCAGGTGCTAGAAATTCCATAAAAATATATGGAATTGATTGAACTTGAAGTTGACCGGTTTGTTGGTTTGGCTGTACGTGTACAATTACAGGATTATCAAGTGTTAGTGTTGTCTCTGTCTGGGATACCTCAATCCCGATAACAGTACGACCGATGTGATCTACGATGGTTGTTATATTACTCATAATATGATATATTATATATTAAAAATTAATTTTCAACTTTCTTTTTTGACAAAGCTTTATCTACTTCTGATTTCCAATTTAAGAGTCCACGCCTCATACTCTCAATACCAGTGTGATTATTAATACCAGAGCCATCATCGTTTCCCATCATAATATTAGAGATAATTTCAAGTACGCTTGTAATTCCGTTATGTTTACCACGCCAGAATGCTGGATGAGCTCTTGGTGTATTATCGTGTTCAGGTTGATCTAAATATTCCATATTAACTATAATTAGTAATATGCTTTAAAAATGCAACATATTAATAAATAATTATATGAGAAAGCAAAGTGATTGGATTTTATTAGAGCAAGCCTATGTGCAGGTACATGAAGGTGTTGCAGGGGATATGATAATTAAAGCTGGGGCTTTTCTTGTTAAAAAATTACAAGAAGCTGATTCAAAAATGTTTAAAGAATTACAAGAGATAGTAAGTAATAAAGATGTACAAGCTTTAGATAAAATTATGAATCAACCCCAAGTACAGCAAGCTAAAGAGTACTTTTCACAACCAATACAAGAATCAGTTTTTGGTAATGCTGGTAAAATAATTAAAAAAATATATGGTTATTTTATGAATACTTCAAAGGGTGGAGGTGTGGCTCTGTATATTTTTGGTGCGTTAAGTTTGCTAATAGCTTTATATTTAAAAAATACGGATGATTTCGCCATACGAGCAAGTGTTGAATTTACAGATGTGCTTATTAAATTTTTTACAGCAGCGGGAATTGCTGAATTAGGTCTGGGAGGTTATAGTAGATTAGATTCTAATCATTTTGACAACAGACCAAAAGAAAATGGAAAAGTAAAGTATTAAAAGCTAAATAAATCACTTAACTCGGTCTGAACATTATCGGTTGGCTTTCTTATACGCCACTTAACCGAATCGTAAAAGCGTTCTATAGAGTTAAAAAGAATTTTTTCAAACATTAGTTCGTAGTCTATCTTAAACACTGACTTAAACTCGCTTATATATTCATTCTTAAATCCAATAGACGTAATACCATATTTATTTTGCTTTTCAACATATAAATAACGTATCTTATCACCAGAAGAAATAAGATCCGCTCTACCTCCCAGTTTTTGCATAATTAAATTATGATAGTATGCAGATTTAACGTGTATCGGCATACCTCTTACTATGCTAAACTCTCTACACAGCGGAGCGTATTTTTCATAACCCTTTATACCCATAACAAACGCAATTTCTTCCGGCTGTAGACCTTTAAATATTGCAAACGTCTCATTTAACACCTTGTTCGTTGTATTCTGAGATTGTGTTAACATCATTGTCTCAATTATCTTCTTAGCATACGGCTTAATAGCATTAGGCATAGTCGTACGAACAACCTCTACACCAGTATACTTAAATTTATCAACCTTAATACCTTCATCATCAAGAATATGCATAACATATCTCTTTTTCTGTAAAAATAAGGCGACATCCGCAATACACTCACGCTTGAATACAAATCTACTATCTAAAGTAAGCAATTCTTTCTTAGCCCACGTAGTAATTCCTACATTTAAATAATTCTCTAGATCATTAACAGTTTCATAAAACTTATCCGAGATAACCTCACCATTCTTTAGAGGTACCGCTGATTTAATACATTCTAATGAAAAATAACAACTATCAGTATCAGAATACACCCAGCTTTCCTCTAATATATGTTCATCGGTTATGTTAAAGTTTGTAGTTAAGTATTTTTGTAGTAGTTTACCTGCTTGCTTAATGACAGCTTGACCAGTTAAAGTTACTGATGATGCAATATCGTCGTCACCAATAGGGGCTTGTTTATTTCCCATATATCCGTAACAAGAATTGCAGAGAATTTTAATAACCATCTGCTTGGTATTAAGTCGCTCTACTTCAAACTTTAAGGCACGGTATTCTGTATCAGATTCCTTTAACTTACTGAGTCTTTCCTTAACTTTAAATAATTCAGCCTTAATTACTACACGCTCACTATAGTAATGATCTAGAAACTCCGGTATAATACCTTTTTTCTTCTGAGAGAACAAAAACCCTGCTTTAGTTAATGATAATTGCTCTTTTTTAATTAATAGTTTAAGCTTATCTGTAGTAAGAGCGAAGGTTTTACCTGAAACATGATGAAGATTAATAATATCACCTGTTTTATCTATACGACCAACTTTAGTCTCCGGTGAAAGATTTAAAGCTATCATTACATTAGGGTAAAGTGAGTTTGCATCGAACGACACTACATTTTCTTTAAAACCTCTTTTCGGCTCAGCTACATAGGCACCTGGATTCTTACCCTCAGCAGCAGATCGTACAAAGGTTGATAAAATTTCACCTCGTTTTCTTGCCTTAATAGCTAATGCACCATTGATAATGGAGATTGTACCCATTGCTGATTCAAGAGTGGTTAGTCCGACATAGGCCAACATTCTTAGGAGAAATATATATTGCAGTTTTTTCTCTAGTTTGATTAGTAGATTGACGTCTTGAATGTTATATTTGACGAATAGATCCCAATTTACATCAGCAAGAGTAATTATGTTAAGATCACCGTAGTCAGTCTTATGCTCACCTAGCTCTATTTCTGCTATTTCGTTAAGTTTATATGATTCACGAAGATTTAAACAAAATCGCTTGTATATATCAAGATAATCAATACAGGAGATACCACTTATGTAGTATCTTTTAACTTCACGACCGAATTTACCACGTATAAGTCTAAAATATACATTACCTACTGGTGAAAGTCTATTTACATGCTCTTGACCGAGTATTTTTTCGGTTCTATTAATAATATAAGGGAAGTCAAAACCCTCACAATGCCAACCACTTAGTATATCCGGATAGTCAGACTCAATATACTCAAGAAATTTAAGAAGTAGTGCCTTTTCATTCCTACAGTGATGATAAATAACATTATCTTCTGTACAGGTATAAGGCGCTAACCCAAATGTATGGAACTTACAGGAGAAGTTATCATAACATGTAATAATGTTAATTGTATGGTTTGCTTCTTCAGGATTAGGAAAGTTATTATACTTACGCTTGGTAATATATACAGAATTTTGTATTTTTACCCATATCTCCTTTTTTTCATCCCAAACCGTATGACTCTTACTAAATTTTGACAGCTCTCCTACAGTCGTAGTTGTCTCGATGTCATTTTGCTGAATTTTTACCTTATGGTTAGAGTCATAACTAAGCGGATCATGCGTTTCTATATCTAAAAAGACTGTCTTTAGTGGATATTGCGAAAATTCAATTGTTTCATTCTCTCTCCAAAAAGTTTCAAGAAGAAACTGCTGAGCTGTAGGCAAGTTTTCAAATAAGCGCTTATTGCCAGAGTCAGCTATAAACTTAGTTCGATCATATTGCGTATTAAAAACACGCTTTTTAAGTTTGGTTCCAAAGATAGAGGTCTTATCACCAGTAGGTGACTCTAGATAAAGAAATGGATTAAAAGAGATATCACTGGATATACGACCTCCATTTGTATCCCAGGTTAATAGCTTAACAGATTGAGTCTTGCTATTATATATTGCGTTACGGTACACGCTTTATTATAGTCGATTAATAGTACTTATCAATATATTATGGGTTATATTTTCTAAGATATTTACGTTCAGGTGAACCATAGGGGGTATTGAGTGCTTCAATATGGCATCCAATATTAGCATCATGCTCTAGGAATCTCTGCTCACCAATACTTCTATAAAAATCTACATTTCTATAATATGCAGCTCTATTTTTAATAATAGCTTCGATTTTCATTAATAGCTCTGAACCTGTATTAAATTTTAGGTCAGCAGGTGCATCTTTATATGTTTCCATATCCTGTACGAAGCACGGCAAGCCTAAAACACAAGCTTCAATAAATTTAATATCAGATTTAGAGTTATTAAAAGAATTATCTTGCAACGGTGCTATCATTACTTGAGCTTCAAGACTTGCGATGAAGCGTGGATACTTATTAAGTGTTTGCCATGGGTGAAATTCAAGTTTTCCTTGCTGTATTAATGGAAGTAGTGGAGGAGGAAAGGATCCAACAAATACCCACTGATATTTGTCAACTGTTTGACGGACAGCATCAAGAACATGTGAGAAGTCGTCTATACCGCCATTTTTATTATCGACGTCATAATGTGCACCCGAGCCGGTATACAGTACACGTGGTTTCTTTTTATGCTTATCATAATTATTCCATACAATTTGCCTATTAAAGATATGACCCATCCAATGATACGGTACAAAGTTTGGCACTACAGTTATTTCTTTCTTACCAGTGCGTGTTTGATATAATTTACGCATATAATCACACGTAACTACAACTTCATCACACATATTAATTATATCTATACAGTTTTGACGTATTTCATCCGTGTCAAAGGCAAATTTAAATTTGTTATAATTAGGTATATCTTCTCTAAATACGACATCATCAACTTCATATATTAATTTAAATCCACATTCCGCTTGAATCGATTTAAGATATGATATAAAGCTCTTTTGATCATTAGATGCCTGCCTCTGCACCTTAATACATTTAACACCCATATACCATCGTGGGTCAAAAATCATAGCAGTTTGTGATTGACTACAACCTATACCTTCACTATTAATGTATAATTCTGGCCACAGGATGCGCCAAAACCCACATCCAGAATAGTCCGCAAGGTAGTTTATATATCTAGGTAGTGATAATTCCGGTGGTTGTTCATGAGCCGGTAATGAAACAATATTATTCGCGTCGTGACCTATAATTCCAACATAAGGAGATACATAAGGAGATACTACTGGAGATGGTCTTGATGGTACATTTATCATGCTACATAATTTATATAAGTTTATAAAAAAGTCAATAGATAAAATATTATATATGTTGAGTTAACTTGTGTGTGTAAACACACGTTTCGTTATACCATTTTCCTTTTCTAGCATTATAATGTCACCTGTAGCAAACTTATATGATTCTTTTCTATGAGAAATAACAATATTACACTCATTGATACTCTCTACTCTTTCTTGTAAAATATTAGATACAAGTTCTATACCTCTTTCGTCAAAAGATGAATCAAATAGCTCATCATATATAGCGATATTATAACAAACGTTGCCTTGAATACGACGTAAGTCAGAAAATGCAAAAAGACATGCAAGATCTATCGCCTTCCTTTCAGCTCCTGAGAAATTAAAATATGAACATATCTTACCTTTATCATTTACTATTTCTTCTTCAAAGAACTCATTAAAGCAGCAGGAGGAATTAGAATCAAGCTGTTCTAAGTATAGAAATAGCTTATTATTAAGAAGTTCAAGTAATTTATTTACAATATATGACCTGACTCCTTCTTCTGATATAATAAATTTAACTATATCTAGTTTATTTAAAACTTCTGCAGAGTCGTCAAGTACAATTTTTGCAAGTGTCTGCCGCTTTTCAATATCGGCAATAGTACCATCAAGATTAGAATTAGCTGTATTAAGCTCATTAATATCTACAGTTAACTCTTGCTGCCAGGTCTTAAGTTTAGCTATAGTATTGGATATAGTCTGTTGCTTTTGCAGCTCAAGCTGTACATTAGCTTTTTCTTTATTAATAATTTGTATTTTAGCTTTAGTATTAGCAAGGAGTTCCTTGTTTGCAGTATTTTCTTCTATATATTTTTTGTAGTTAGAGGCTAATAATATAATTTCAGCCTTTATAGTTGATTTTTCTGCGCTTATTACGGTCATATCATGCTCATCTATAGATTTTAAGCATACCGGACACTTAGATAGGCTGGTGCCTATTAGGCCATATTGCTCCTTTTTAGAATTAATCTCTAGTTTTGAATGTGTACTTTTTTCTAGAACCTCTACTATTTTATTTTCTAGGGTTACTATTGTCGCTTGAAGCTGGTCGTATTGATTATCTAAATGTACAGAGCATATATTAGCTTGAACATTTAGTAGATCATTCTCAAGCTGCTGAATTTCACCTAAGTTATTTTTAAATCGCTCAGTATATAAATCGATCTTGTCAATACGCTTTTTATTTTGATATTGTTGCTGCTCTGTATAGCTTGAGAGTGATGTACTAATTTCTTCATATTTTGCTGCATTAATATCATTATTTCTTTTAATCTCGTTATATTCAGCTCTAACTGTAGCTGTCATCCGACCAAAAATCTCCATACCGAAAATATCCTCAATAAACCGTCGTTTATCTACCTTGCTTTTTGCCATAAATGGAGTTGCGTTATTTACAGTCATGATAACACAGTTTTGAAAGATAGCTGGAGATGCACTCAACACCTCACATATATATTTTGTTGTATTTTGTAAACTATCACGCGTTTTATCTACTCCATCTTTATATATGTAAACCTTAGTAGGTGATAGTGTACGTATTATCTTAAAACAGTTATTACCACGAGGAGAATTAACATTAAAATCAAGTTCTACGTGTGTCTTACCACCTGTAATATTATTAACTATAAGTTCTTTTTTAATTTCACGTAATGTCTCACCAAAAATAGCGAAGTATAGACCGTCAGCTATAGTACTCTTACCTACAGCATTCTTCCTCTCAGGCTTATCAATATTTCTACCTGTTAATATATGCAAACCTGGTTTAAACTCTATAACAACGGGTTCCTCCCCAACTGATAAAAAGTTTTGAATAGCGAGTTTATTAAAATTTACTACTTTCATAATGTGCACCTATTAAAGAGATCTAGTGTGTATTCAAGTACACTTTCTGATTTCGTTGTGTTTAGTAACTTGACGAAATCTATTATTGACTGCTGGATATCAACACTGGAAAGATTACGCTCTGCAGATGCATCAAGCATCTTACTTTGAATGTCGTAGTCAAATTGTAGACTATAGGGATTTAATTGATTTAATTTAAGAGACAATATTTTCTGATCTTCTTTTGATATATTACAGTCTATCTTTAACCTAATTATATTATTATGAATAAGAAGCCGGATATCCTCAGTTATTGTTTCGCTTAAAGCAAGCTCTTTAAGCGATATCTTTACATGACGGGGTGATATAGTGTTAGGAAAAAATTCAAGATTGAGCTTATTAATATCAAGTATATAATAACCTTTCTCATTACCTAAATCACCTAAATCCATTTCAAATGGATTACCTACATAAAGTATACTACCGACACTATACTTTTTTTCACTTCTTAGATGAAAATGACCTGAAATAATACATGAACTTTTTTGTAAAAGATCTGTTATTTTTATACCTTCCTCACACATCTTGTATGAGTTCATTTTAAAAGTTTCAATTTCAAAATGACCTATGACTATATCACTATTTGGTATGTTATTAATATCAGTATTCCAGGGGCATAGGCATATGCTCTTACCGAATGCATTTAATGTAGTAACACTATCATATATAGTGACATTTCGCCTGTGTTTAAAAATAGATAAAGAATTAACGTCAGTTCTATATTTGTAATATACATCATGATTACCTGTAATAGCTATTACGTTAAATTCTTGAAATATATCTAAGATATCGGCTGATACCTGTAAGGTATTTACAGATATTTCACTTCTATTGTGGTGCCAATCACCGCAAAATATTACATCCTTTATTTTTTTTTGCCTGAACTCACCTGCAATCCATGTCGCCCATTCAATAGCGGTCTTATGCCAACTAGCGCTGTTAGAGTGTATACCTAGATGTAGATCTGAAATGATACCTACTTTAGGAGTCTTTATATCAATACTCATCATCACTATTTTCGTCATCTAACGGCTTAACGTAGATAAACCCACTATGCTGTGAGGAGTCTGACATAATGTCACAATATACCTTCTCCCGATATTTTTTTTCTGCTTCGTGATGACGATTTTCCTTTTTAATTCTATTAATGAAGGCATTAAAAGCAATTGTTGTAAAATAGGCAAACGGATTAGATTCTGTTTCAAATTTATATTTTTTACGGGATAGCGCTGAGTACATCTTAATAAGAGCATCTCCTATCATGTCATCCTTATAGGTGTAGTTAATAAAATTACTACTAAAGCTTAAGCCGTGAGCAATTTTTTTAACATTTTCCGCTAGATCATCTGTTAGTATATCAGATGTATAGAAGCGGTGTAGTGATTCCTTAAATTCTTTCGGACTTATATAATAGTCGGCCTTAGACATACCTTTATAATATACTATTAGTTTAAAATTTCAAGCAATTTTTATTGGCTTAACACTATAATTAATTTGCTCCTGTTTATAAATTTCCTTGCGCATGTTACCGTGCTGCTGACTATAAAAAAACATATCATATAGATCTAATATTAATAGTTTATCCTTACTTTCGTGTAGTCTTAGTCCTCGACCTATTGATTGTACGGTTCTAATAAAAGACTTACCTCCAGCTGCAAATATAATAGTGTGTATATTCTTAATATTTACACCTGTAGAAAAAATAGCACTAATTGCAACGCATACAATATTTTTACTATCTTCCATAATTTGTTTTATCTTTTCTCTTTCATCTACACATACACTACCACGTATAAAGTAGATTTGCTTTTCTTTACACGTAGTTTGCAACAAATTATATATATTTTCACCGTGCTTGATATGATTAACTAGTATGAGGATGTTGTTGTCTATACCAACGCATAACTTTGATATTACTTCATTACGACGAATACTATCTGCTAAAAATTCAAGCTCATTTCTATACTTATTTTGTGTTAATGTAGGTATCTTCTGTGATCCATGGTCCAATTGCAACATCTTAACTTCCACATTCGTTAGGAATTTTTCCTGTCTGAGCTCGTAACTACTCTTTTCATATAGAACTGGACCAAATTTACCTGTTATATACCAACTATTAAACTTGCAGGGCGGTAAGGTACCAGTAAAGCCAAAGCGATTAGGTGTTTTAATCTTATTAATCACCTTGCTTATCTTATTATCAGGTTTAATACGATGAACCTCATCAACAATTAGTAAATCAACATACTTTACCCAGTCATTATTTGCAAATTGTGATAGAAGTATGCTCATATTACATATAACAATATTACAATTTGTATCAGGCACATTAGAACCTGTCCAGTAAGTCATACTATAGCTTATACCGTATAATTTAAACTCATTATATGTTTGTGATACAAGAGCCAAGTCTGGTACTATCATTAAACATTTAAAAGTTTCTTTATTATTACAATTTCTATAGTAATTCTCTATTATTGCTGCGGTTATTAACGTTTTACCAGCTCCTGTACCTAATATGCAGGTTCCCCACCCGTTATCTACTGCCTTTTTAACGACATCAACCTGATAATTACGCAAACTTAGGTTAAGATCTGTATATAATTTATATGACCTACTTAAATTTAGCCGATTTTTAAGATTTTCAGAAATATTTACTGTATCTAGTATTTGATTTTGTATTAAGTACTGTCTAATCTCCCAATATAAGCCGAGATCACACATTCCTAGGGGTGTTATTACGTATTTACGTGTAGATATCTTAACACTGCTTAATTTAAAGCGTTTTTGTATAAATTTAGCATCTGTATTAGCTATACTAAAGTATTCTCGTAAAGAACTATAGATTGCAGCGTCTTCACATGTAATACTAAGTTTATTAGTGGTCTTAATATAGTCAAAAGTAATCATATGAGTAATATATTGTTAATTTATTACATAGTCTCCATAGCCATTATCTTAATGATATTAGCTATATCAAATCCCATACTACTCATAATCTTTTCAACCTTTTCTAAGTACTCAATAGCAAACTCACAGTCTGTTATTTCAACTATAATTTTTTGAATCTCTTCAGTTGTTTCAGCAGCTAAATCTGCCGTTTGTTGTGTGATTCTTACCGGTGCTTCAGTAATAATTCGAGATGCAATAGATATCTTAAGAGATTTCTTATGTTTAACTAGTCTATTAAGCTTTATCTTTAGATCTATTAGTCTGGCTGCCCAGTAATGTTTACGTGATGGCAATTTGAGTTGTACATCTTTAATATTAAAGTCGTTTATTATAAGATCTTTCTCGATCTCTAACCGGTACTGTTCAATCAAATTCACATTATCATTATAAATATAATTATCTATGAAATCAACTGTAACTTTTAAAGAATATTTTGAGATTTATGTTGAAGAAATGACGGTCGGTGGTGTTATGGGTGGAAGTACAGGAGGATTCAGTCCTAGTAATCCAACTAGCTCTGACTTTTATGCACCAGGTGATGCTCGTATAGCCACACCTGATCAATATATATGTACGAGAGCAGGAGCTATAAAACGCAATAAAAAAAGAGCTAAGAAAAGAGCTAAGAGAAAAACTAAGCATAATATTAAAAAATAATGAACTTAGGTCACTGGATTACCTCATTAGATACTACCGACGATGTTATACCGTACGGATTTATATATAAGATTACATGTTTAATTAATTCTAGATCATATATCGGTAAAAAACAGTGTAAAACTATATTAAAACGTAGACCACTTAAAGGCAAACGTAATAAACGTCATGAAGAGCGTGAGACCGACTGGAAAATATACACTTCTTCATCGAGAGAACTTAATGAAGATATAGTGACATACGGTATGGAAAAATTTGTCTTTGAAATATTGCGTTTTTGTAATTCAAAATTTGAAATGTCATACTTTGAAGCTAAACTTCAATTTGAAGAGGAGGTCCTCTTAAGAGATGACTTTTATAATGGCATTATTAACTTACGAATTGGTAGACCGAAAAACGCAAATGACTATAGAACACAGGATACCTAGGTATGAACTTAAATTATTAAATTTTGATTTCATTCTTAAAGAGACTTTTAGCAAATTTAATAGTGACATAACCCTATATGGTATTAGTAACAATTTCGCAAAGAAGGATACTCAAAAATTTTTCGTAAATGCACTAATTATTACTATTTGTGAGCGGATGAAGACAGGTAAAATAGCCTTATATATTAACAGTGACACATTATATTTAAATAATAATGAAAGAGATATAATTCTTAATATTTCCCTTAAAACTATTAGAAAATTACCTTTTCAATTTATAATTAGTAATATACCAGTTGATTTTTTCGTTGAAGAGATACATAATAATGTTGTTGAGTCGGTGGTGATGCTCGAAACGCAACTGAATTACACTCGTAATTATGATACTCTTGAATATTCACTTAGAGATCTAGTTAAATTCCTTAAGACTCACAAGTTAAGCTATCTTTATGAAGTGTATTTTAAGCAATTAACCAATAAAATCCTGATAGTTAAATAAATATAAACATGAGTAAATTTCTTAATTTAGTGGAGAGTAATCTACCTCCACAAGATCTTGATAAGAATAGAGAGGTTTTACGAGACTTACAGCAGCTTTTAAGTAAATCAGGCATAACGTCTTCACTAAAAACTTTTAAGGATGTTGTAGTTATTACCGTAAATAATAAGGTTGTTGAGTTAGAGCTTAAACATATCTCACAATCTACAGAAGAAGAGGCAGAAGATCAGACGGCTAAAATGATAGCAGCAGTTGCTGGTTTACCAGACCAAGGTATGAAAGGATTCATTCCGGGTACGACGTCAAACAAGCTTGCACAAGCCAAAAAAACAATGGCTGATGCAGTCGGAATAATGGCTAATAAATTTAGAGATGCAGCAAACGCGAAATAAATAATGAATAATTTAAATAAATTATTTGAAAAGTATTATAGAATACTTAACGAACAAGAGCCGCAAGAAGGAGATACACCTACAGCAACAGATGATCAACAACAAGCAGTTGATGCACCTGTTGATCAAGATAATCAACAACCACCGGAGCCAGAAATCATAGTCACTCCAGGTGAGAAATATATTATAAATATTTTAGTAAGTGCTTTTTGCTTTGACAAATCGAAGCTTACCAA